ATTTCAGAAAAAAGAAGTCGCTCAACTAAAACGATAGCCCCGGCTGCTTGCGATGGTGACTCAGCATGTATGCTTTGTTGCGCTCGCTGATTTGCTTTCGCTCTTCATCCGTCCATCGGTGCGGATGTGTCAGTCCAGTGCGCACAGCGTGCTGCATGTTCTGCTGATAGGTACACCATTCGAGGTTGTCGATATGGTTGTTCAGTTTGTTGCCGTCGATGTGGTTGATGCAAGGCATGTTGTCTGGGTTAGGCTTGAATGCTTCAATCACCAACCTGTGAACCTTCACGCATATTGCCTTGCTATCCATCCAGCACGTCACTGCATAGTAACCTCTTCGCTGTACGGTCTGCGGCATGATGCGGGCGGTCATCCCTTTGTACTTCTTCATGGATCGTACACGTCCGAGGTTGCTCACCTCATACTCACCATTGAATCGTTCAATCGGTTTCCATTGTTCCTGTTCCATTGTCCTCTGTTCCATTGTCTTCTGTTTTGTTGGTGAACCTCGCCAGCATCGATTCTTTCCATCGTGCGTGACGTGCCTCGGCCCGCTGCTTCACCACCTCCTTCGTGTTGCTCCTAAGTTCCTTATGAAGTTTAGCATGATGATAGCGGCACACGCTCACCAGATTATCCCACTTGAATGCCCACATCCGCATCTCGGCCATCGAGCTGGAGTCCTCAATCGGATGGCGGTGGTGTATCGCCTCAGTCGAGCGACTTATCCCCTCAGCCTCACACAGCTCGCACATCGGATTCGCACGGTACTTCGCCACCCGCAGCTCGCGCCACTCGCGGCTCTGGTATATCTCGTTCTTATCCTTCTGCTGCTGTACGCTCTTGCAGCGCCATGATGTCGGTTTCTTCTTATTACCATTCATAACCAAAGGGTCTAAAGTCTAAGTCGTCCAGGTAATTCAGTGTCTGCGGGTCTGCAGGTGTGGGTGCGGGCCGCGGCTCGGTGCGGATCATGCTCTCGTTATCTGGTATCATTCGCCTGAATACATTTCGAGCGGGTCGCGCTCTTTGTTTTCGGTATGTTCTGGCACCATGCCAATGCCGTCGAAGTCGCCCTGACTCACCTCGCGGTCGGCTGTCTCGCGATCGTCGTCGTCGAATACGATATGCATCTGGCTGTTGGCCAGGCTGTCGGGGGTGCGGTGCTTGCGCTGCTTGTACTTGTTGCCCCACTCGATAATCTTACCGAAGTCGTGGTGAGTGCCAATCTGCGGCAGCTCCTCCTGTATCTCGTCGATGTCGAGCTGATGGGCTGCGGTCTCGCAGAGCTTGAGCAGCGTCTCGCGCACGGCGCGGTCCTTCATGCGTCGGCGAATGGTGTCGAGCTTGCGGAACAGTCCGGCCATGCTCACCGACATGACTCGCTCGAGGATGGTGTCAACGCAGCGTGTCACCTTGGGCTTCGAGCCTGGCAGTGCTGGCTTGTCGATCATCACCAGTCCGTAGCCCTTGCGCGGTTGGCGGTTGGATCCCTTGCCGTCGTACTGTTGCACCACAAGGATGACCTGTGCCACATCGCTCATGGCTGATGGGCTGGCAAAGTTGAATGCTCTGCACCAGTCGCGGTCGGCCTCGAGCATGTGGAGCAATAGCTTGGTGTGAGGGTCGAGTTCGGTCTCGCACTTGGCAGCCTCGTAGATGGTGTGAATAAACATCTGAAGCACACCGTAGATGTCGGTGCCCATGATGGCAGCATAGAAGTTGAGGAACTCGGCGACGTGGGGCGGCACCTTGGTACCAACGTTCACGTAGCCCTCGTCCTTCTGTTTTTGATTTCCAATGCTCATTGTTTTATTGGTTCTAAGTTAAGTTTTTCTATTAATGGTTTCGCATGAGGCATATCGTCAAGCACCTCGGCTATGGACTTGTATGTTCGAGATGTGTTGAGCATACGCACCACCACGTCTGCGATGTCGGCCTTCGGTCCGTCCTCTGGTCGCCACCACTTCAGCACTGGGTCGGTGTCGATGCTCAGCCGGTCGTATCCGATGGTGGCTACATTGGCCTTCCACTTGTCGATGCCGTCGCGATCAGGATAGAGGATGATGCGCCGGCCTTGGTCTATCAGCGGCTTCAGCCGTTCGCGCGTCAGCATCTCCAGTCCGCCGCATGCCATCCATAGGTCGCTGGCACTGTTGCCGTAGGCTATGGCCATCAGCACGGCGGTCTTCTCGCTCTCCACCAGCTTGATGGTGGCGTGGCGATACATGGCCGCTTGTGTGAGGTGCATGCCGAAGAAGGTTATGCGGGCCTCCTGGCGGTCGGTGTCGTACAGGTGGCGGAAGGCGTCGGTGTTATATAACACGTCGCCGTGCTCGTCGCGCATTATCTGTCCGTGGTCGTCGCGCTGCGGAGTGCCGCGCTCCAGTGAGGAGTGAATCCAGTCGAAGTTCCACGATGCCTGCTTGTCGCGGTGGCCATCCTCGCGGTACTTCATCATCTTACCCGTTCGGATGTGGCCGCCCTCGTCGAGCTGCCAGAAGATGGTGTGGCCGTTGTTGCCGTGGCCCACGTGATAGTCCATCAGCACCTGGTGGATGCGTCGGCGTTGCACCGAGTCCCATCGGATGTCGTTCTCTATCCAGTGCACCAGGTTGTCGTTGTTAGGCGTGGCAGCGTACTGGGTTCGCAGCACCATATCCATCGGCAGGGTTAGCATGGGCAGGGGTGGCGGCGAGGGTCGCGGGGTGTAGGTCCAATCCACGGGGATGTCGTCCACCGGGATGTTGTAGAACTTACCCAACCATCGTATGGCATCGGGGTAGCTCAGCTTTTCGTAGTTCATCAGAAAGTCGATCACGCCACCGCGAGCACCGCAGCTAAAGCACTTGTAGCAGTTGCCTTTGGGGTAAACGATGAACGAGCCCATGCTCTTATCATCGTGAAAGGGGCAAAGGGCCTTGTAGCGTACACCCGACTTCTTCAGTCCGCTCAGGTTCTGCGGACCATACGAACCGAGGCACTCCTTAACCATCTCCTCGATGCGGGCCGTGTCCATAATCTTATCGATTACAAGTTTGTCAATTTTCGGCATGGTTTTAGGGGTTTGAAAAAGGGTTATAGTATAAAGGGTGGCGACCGATATAGTATAAAGGTTGCTTGCCTTTATAGTATAAAGGGTTTAGAGGTCGAAGAGATTGCGTTCTGTATGCGCTTGCTCTTTGCCGATGATAAAGTCGCATATAAAGTTGCGGGCATAGTCGGGAGATATCATACTCCGTTCTTCTGAGCATACACCTGCCACCGATGAACCGCGACTTGTCATATGGGTCTTTTTCTCTTTGCGCTTATCGCATTGTATCGACCTGCCGTGTGTGGGCTCGCAGTTCACAAACCAGTATGCGGTAGGTTTTACACGATAATCGCCACGCAACATACGATTGTTATCGATTAATTGGGGGGGGGTAATAAAGTTAGCCTTCAGATACGTGTTTTCGCTCCAAGGGTTCTCCATCACCAACCGCAGCCCTCGCTCTTTGGCTACTGCGAACATTTTTATAGCTAATCCATAAAAGTAGGACCGTTTTTTGTCGCGCTCCAAAATGGCATCGGTTTTTTGCTTAACCGTCATGCATCGATAGTTGATGCACCCCCAGGTGAAATTCATCTGCGAAGGAGCACAAAAATATATGCATGGGAAAAAGGCCATAATAAAATCGTCAGGTGTTATCGTGTCCCATAAACTCGGTTTACCGTCGTAGGCATCTTCGATCGCCTTAAACAAATCGTCGGTATGGTCGGTTTCGCCGAAGTTGTTCTGGATGTCATAATCCTCAGCAGGTATGCCTAATTTTATAAACTCGCGTTTGAACGTACCCGATTGCTCAAAAAAGCAATGGGCTTTACCTTTGATTTCCATTGTCGTCGTCAAAAATTAAAAGTTGATTGTAAAGCCAAAACGCGCATGTGCGCGTCGCGCGGGTGGGGAACGCTTGCCCCTTGCCCCGCCGCCCCCAAAGCGGCAGGGGGCATGGTGCATGCGGTCCACGCACGAGTTGAACCCGTGGTTTAACCCTCTTACCCCTTTAGGGGTAAAGGGGGCGTGGTTTAACTCAGAATGGCAAGTCTTCAGGTGGTTGCAACATGTAGTAGCCGCCACTCTTCATCGTACTTTCTTCCAGATACTTCAGATTGATGGCTGCCATCAGGTCGGCCTGCTGGCGTCCATCGTTCTTAACTCCGCCAATCTCACCAAATACCGTCTTCTTGATTTGCACTCGGCTCATTGGCCATTCATACTGATTCTTGGCCTGTTCAATCCACTCACGAATCATCTTTGGATCGTCGCACTCGGGCTGTTCCTTCGACTTGCTCGATAGGTTAGGACCGGTGGTGATGATCCTTGGCACACCAAGCGCACCGGCATCCTCGGTTATCTCAAACTTCCAGTCGTCCATATCCTTGTCGCGGGCGTCCTGCTGTTTCACCGTGAATGTTACTCCGTTGGCCGTTTTGCTCTTGATGCTCACCAGCGTGTCGGATACCTTGTTTCCGAACTCAGTACCAGCCCATCCTCGCATCTTCGCCTCGTCGTCGTCGTTCTTACGGCTCGGGTTCTGGTGCAGAGCCATCCAGATGTTCAGGTTACGCTCCTCCGCCAGCGAGCCGAAGTCGTTCAGAATCTTGGTGATGCTCTCCTCGTCGTTGATACTCGACAGCAGGTCGCGCAGACCGTCCACGAATACCACGTCGGGCTGAATGGCATCCACGGCCAACCGAATCAAGTCGTATCGCTTGCGGTGCACCGCCACGCCGTCATTGTTCGGCATGTTCTTCAGCCACAGCACCGAGAATCGATCACCGGGGAATGGTTGGCTCATGTTCTGGTCGCACAACCAATGCACGCGGCGCAGCACCTTGGCGCTGCTCAGCTTCTCCATCTCCGTGTCCACATAGAGCACCTTGGGCGGATGACCAAGAAACTCCAGCGTGCGGTCGGGAACCACAAGCCCTGGCAGATACAGCTTGGTTCGCTCGTTGCCGTCGCAACCAAGTATTGCAGCCATCAGCTGGGCAATGAGGAACGTCTTACCGTTCTTGCGCTGTCCGCTGATGGCTCCGAATCCGCCTATCTTACCAAACCCTACCTCATTAAATTCGAGGATATGATATGGCTCGGGATAGTTCTCGCGTGGATCGAGTAGGTAAGGCCGCAGCGTGTCCCATCTGATTTGCTCAGGTGTCCGCATCTGCGGCATGTTGTTGTTTTTTTCTTCACTCATCTCTTTCGTGATAATTTATGAATCGTCGGCGTTTCTCGCTCACTCGGCGATAGAGGCACTGCGCATCGGCCAGTCGGTTGCGGATGGCTCGCTTCTCTCTGTTGAAGCTGTCGAGCAGATTTTTCATCTGTCGGTCGTAGCTCGACTCTACCGTCTCGAGGTATCTGCGTGCCTGGTCTAACTCTTCGTCGTACTTGGCCATGCGCTCGTTGTAGTCTTCGTTACTAATCGATTTCTTCGCCTTCGGTGCCATAGTCGTCGTCTGTTATCTGGTTACTGTTTACTCCGAGCTCTCGTAGCGTTAGCTTCTTCAGTTGGATGTCGAGGCGGACACGAGCGTGGAGTGAGGCGAGCGCGTCGGTGAGCGAGTGATGGCCCACCACGCAGTTCTTGGCCAGCCGGCAGAGTCGCAACATGCGCTCGCGCTCATTCACCAGTCGGAGGGCGAGGGTGCGGCGTTGCTTCTCGCTCATCTTGAGCTTCGTTTCCAGCTTCTTGATCTCCTTGTGACACGCCTTGGTGTTGTTCCATTCAAGGGCCGAGTCGATGAAGCTCTTGATTGTCTTGGGGTCGAGCTGCTCAGTCATCTGCAGTCCGACGTGGGTCATAATGCCCTCCACCAGCTCAACGGGGTTGAAGTAGAAGTACTCCTGCAGATGGCCCTCGATGCTGAGGGAGTATCCGTTCTGTTCTGTGCGCACAGATATCTGTGCCAGTTTCTTTTTTTTTCTTGCCATGGTCGTTAATCTCTAAAAAAGTCGATAATTTCTACGATTGCGCCCTCTATCCAAAGCATGAGGAACAGGGCAGCTGGTATTGGCCAGAGCAGGCCAACGATGATGCTAAACGCGATACGATAGCATCGGGGGTTGCTGATGTGGTCGTAAACCAAGAATGCAGCAATGACAACCATCACCAGATAGATGACTGTCAGAATCTCGATAGTAGTCATTTTTTGTTTCGATTTAGATTTCTGTAATGTGGGGGCAGATGCCCTGACGGATTGAAACACCGAGGCCACCCGGTGGGGTGGCTCTCGGCTGGCGATATATTAGAATGGCAGATCATCATGCTGTTCCTCCTGTGCTTGATTCTGTTGGCCCTGTGGGGCTGTTGGTGATGCGTCGGCATTACTACCAGCAGCGGCAGCGTTCGCGCCTCCTGTGGGCTGATTTGCGGCCTGTGGTTGCTGCTGAGTACTTACGCACTCTATCTTATAGAGGCGCAGTTCGTTGTAGTGCTTGCCCTCGTACTCTCGCGTTCTGTGACCAAATCCTACGCGAACCTCCATGCCCTCCTTCAGATTGTCGATCACCTTAGTGTCGAAGGTCTCAAGTACTACGCTATCAGCGAATCGCTTGTTGTCTTCCTCGAAGTATTCGAAGATGAATGGCAGCGACTTCCAATCGTTGCCAGTACGTGCCGATGTACCTGTGCGCATCGGCAGAATCTTTTTTATTCTACCTGTAAATTCCATGTTAATTATGAATTATGAATTGTGAATTATAAATCGTCCTCTTCAGTTTCCTCTTGGCGCTCCTTGAGCTTCTTATCCAACTCCTCCTCTCGGGTCTCGATGATGGTCTGACATGCCACATAGACTATTATCTCGGCCAGCACAACAACGGCTACCATACAGAGGCCGGTGCCAATGATAAACAATCGCTCGGTCATGGCAGCAGATGGCTAACGATTACCACTGCGACGTAAGCAGCAGGAACTGCCACCGCCATGATCCACTTCTCTCCACGGGTAAGTCCACACTCCTGGAATGGCTCAACCCATATCTGCATAAATTCCTTCATAATATCTATATATTTAGTGAATTAATAATCTACGAAAAACAGCCGGTACCTCGCGGCAGCGGCTGGAAGAATTCAAACCAAAAAAAATAAATAAATAATTAATTAGATGATAAAAAAAGATATTCTATGATATGTGGGCGATGATGGATTCGAACCACCGACTTGCTGTCGAACGGTATCGGTCTTATGTTACTTTATAGGTAATCTGCCTCGCTTTGCTGCCGCTCTGCCGCTGAGCTAATCGCCCGAGTGAGCCCTGCCGATTTTCGGGCTTATGGGCTCGTTTTTATAGTTTATATAATATACTCCAACTCGCCGATGCTGTCTTAACTACTTTGCCATTTCAGGCATCCCTTCCTCACCAGTTCGTTGTTCAAAGATTAAATGTTCAATTCAAACCTTCGGCTAATACTTCTATGCGTTGCAACTTCCCTCGGCCTTACACTACTACCTATCTGCGTTTTCTGTTTCTTGGTTAACTCGTAACCATTGCAGAGTCGGAAATTACCATCCTCTCAGGCTGTACTTACGGGTTGGATACCGTCTTTTCCACTCCTTTGTTGAGTTCCGGTCTGTTTCGCTGCCGTTTCGACTCAGGTTCGGCCCGTGCTTGCGCTCCAGTCAGCCTTGCCACTCTTGTCATGCTTCATCAATTCTTAGCCTACTTGCCGGGATTGCCTCCGCACGTCCCTCGGCGTTGGTGGAAGGTGCAGGAGTCGAACCTGCGGTGTAGTGGGGTGCCGACAGTCCCCATCTGTTGCCTCGTTGCCTGTGCGCTCGTGAGGTGACTTTCGCCGACTTGTCTAACCTTCCTCAATATGTTCTGGTATTCTTTTCTTTTAGGTTAATAAGTAAAATCGGCGAACTTCCCAGCGGGCCGATCCTGATAAAGAGTTTTTGAAATTAAAATCGATTATAAAACTAACGTTAAATAAGGATTTCGCCGGGCCGCTGCCCTGAGCCATACTAACAAATTCGTATGAGATCTATTAAGCTGTTACAAGATTCTTGATTTCGTTCTCGGCTATCATCCGAGCTATCTGGTGCTGCGGATATGCCCAGCGGGTGCCTGACCTGTTGCCATGATGGTCGGTTACTTCTGCCCTGGTGCGTGGTAGCAGGTGGCCGTTGGTCTTCAGCCATGATGGACTGAACATCTGGAACTGCTTGCAGAGTTCTTCGGCACTAATCCATCGTTCGTTGGCTACCTCCATCACTTCGCGCATAGAGCGCTTAACCTCGTTTATGATTTCCAGTCGTAGTAACTTATCCATATTTTCAGGTTGTTTTTTGTTTTTACTTCAGGCGGGTAATACTTATAGCTGATGATGGGTAATCGGGCACGGGCTTGAATAGCATGCCCTTCTCGTTCTTCATCTGTTGACAGGTAGAAATCGCAGACTTCACCTTGCCACCGTCAGGCAGATTGAATATGCGGGTCTGTCCGATTCGCATCTCTGCCAGCTCCTTTCGTGTAACTTTTTCCTGTATCATATCGTTTTAAACTTTCTTAAATATTTATCAGTTTTAATACATATATGTACTAAAAGTCGTAACTTTGCGGACTTGAAAGTCCCTGTTTGCGAAAATAGTACTTTCTTTATTTCGAGTGCAAATATAATACAAATAGTTTAAAGATAGTACATTTTAGTAAATTAATTAAGATAAATTAAGATATTTAGTATTAGCGTATGACGACGAAGCAACAAAGACTGTATGAAGTTTATACATATCTGCGCAATAATGGCAAAGTCCACACACAGTTGGATTTTGCCGAAGCATTGCGTGTAACAAGACCTGCCGTTTCAGCCGCTCTCAATGGGAAAGAGGCATATCTTACGACAAATCTGTTTCAGAAGATATGTGCTGCTTTCCCTGGTGTGTTTAACATTGACTATCTGCTGAATGGTGAAGGTGAGCTTATTCTGCCTGACGAACAATCACCGTCTCAGCCGCAGGAGTCGCAATCGGTCATGGATTCGGAAACCGACATCTTCCGAGTTGTAATCAAAGGTAAGGATGACCACATCTGCGACTTGCGGAAACAGTTGGAGGCATCCCAGATGCAGGTAGCCGAAAAAGATAAGATTATCCACGAGGAGGCGATGGAAATTATCACGTTAAATTCTCACGTGTCGAAGCTCTCGTGTGATCTCGATGTTGCCAAGCGCGACATCGAGCAGCGTGACCGCACGATTCAGCAGTTGCAGATGGAGCTCAACCAGCGCCGTCATGGTGGCTACAGGATGACACCAACCGTGTCAGAATCAGTCCCAGACAACGACTAATTCGTCCTCCTGTTTCCCCACCACCCATCACCCAACTATGCTCAATCCCCTTTCCACGCAGCATCACCCCACCACCTCCCCCATCACCCCAAACGGATCACTTTGGAAATGGTGGTGCGAGGTCATGAAAAACCGCGCACCACCTTTGTTTTGCGGGATTCTGAGAGGGTTGGCTGGGTATGCAGGCGAACTGACAAAAAGTAGAAATTGGTAGATTTAAGTAGATTTTGGCAGAAAAGATTGCCAGTTGTTTCCCCACTTCGGTGGGAGGTGGGGAAACAAAAACGGCAAGAGGCATAAAAAACAACGAAAATAAAGATGATAACGACAAACATTGTTTATGACCATAGAGGCAGAACCAAGGCGGGCGACGAAGGTCCGCTGGAGGTTCGCGTGACCGTGAACCGAAAACACTACTATATTAGTACAGGCATACGTGTGCGCAAGAGCGAGTGGAGACATGGGGCCATAGTGGACAGGACGAACGCTGACGCACTCAACAAGCGTCTGAACTCCATCTGGCACAGAATAGAGATGGAGGTGAGCGATGCGCTTGACAGCGGGCGCACCATCGATGTGGCTGACATCAGGCGCAGGGTGTGGACGCAGAGGGCTGATGAGAGCGACACCGGGCTGCTGCAATGGATGACGGCACAGATAGACAGCATGACGATGGCCGAAGGTACCATCAAGCACTATCGTACACTGATAGGCAGGATGTATGAGTTCGAGGCCATCAGCAGGTGGGGCGATCTGACGACTGAGAATATCTGCCGATTCGATGCCTGGCTGCATAAGATAATGAAGCCGCAGAGTGATGGCGATAGGAAGGCGCAGAAGCCGCAGGAGCACATCAGCGAGGCGGCGATATACAACTACCACAAATGCCTGAAGGCGCTCATCAATCGGGCCATCAGGTTTGACCGTATCGATGCCAATCCGTACGACAGGCTGCGCGGACAGTTCAAGCGTGGTGATCGAGAGCGTGTGGACTACCTGACGGATGAGGAGATGGAGGCGTTCGCGAGCCTGCATCCCGTGGCTGGCTCAAAGATGGCGATGGCTCGCGACCTGTTCGTGTTCCAGATGTTTACGGGTCTGTCGTTCAGCGACGCTCAGCAGTTCGACATTGGCGATTACAAGAAGACCAACGGTGTGTGGCGCAACCAGGGAGAACGTATCAAGACGGGCGTGTCCTACACGTCGCAGCTGCTGCCGCCGGTGGTTGAGATACTTGAGCGCTATGGCATGAGGGTGCCGAAGATGGACAATGCGGACTACAACCGATGTCTGAAGCTGCTGGGCGAGGCGGCTGGGATAGCGCGGCCGCTGCACTCGCACATGGCCAGGCACACCTTCGCCACGTACATGTTGCGCAATGGGGTGCCGATTGAGCATGTGTCGAAGATGCTGGGGCACACCAACATCACGCAGACGCAGCGCTATGCTAAGATAGTGGCTGAGGATATCCACAGCCAGTTTGACCGGATTGCGAAGAAACTGAAAAAGGGAAGGACAAAAAAATAACTGACCACGGTCAGTTGATGAGTTGACCGTGGTCAGTTGATAGGTTGACCGTGATGGGCGGGTTAATTGAGCGGTGTGAGTGGTGCGAGGCCCTGAAGTCGTGGATCGACAATATCAATCGTCAGTCCGAGAACCTGGGCGATGGCTTCGACGGTCTCGATGTTCACTGCATACTTGCCTGCCTCGATGCGTCCGATGTGGGTGCGCTGAAGTCCGGCGCGGTCGGCCAGCTCCTCTTGGGTTAGCTTGGCCGTCTTTCGCAGCGCCGCAATCCTTTGGCCGATGCGCTGCCTGGTGGCTTGTTTCTGTTCG